GGCGCGGCATAGGTTGCCGGGGCTCCATACTGCGGGGCCTGCGGGCTGGGATATTGGCCGACCAGGGCCGCAGCGGCGGTGAGAACGAATGGAATCATTGTCGGGTTGCTCCGTGGTTCGGTGGGCCGGTAGCTGCGTGGCTAGTGGCTAGTGATGAGTGAGGTCATGACCAGCCACTAGCCCGCCAGCCCACTAGCCACGGTAGAGATTATGTCGTCTAAAACAGCCCCGTGCGTTACTTTCGTTTGCCCCGCCGCAACGCCTGCTTGGCCGCCTCGATTTCCTCGAGGGTGGGAACATATTCGGGCTTCGGCTTGGGTTTGGGCGCTGGCTTGGGCCTGGACGGCGGCTTCGGCTTCGGCTTGGGCCTAGGCTTCGGCTTCTTTGGCTTCGGAGCTGGCTCTTCAGCTACTGGCTTGCGTTTGGGCCAGAACAGGCAGTGCGTGGTATAGGTGTGCGGTTTCTTGGGCGCCTTGAGGCCGCCCAGGTCGAGGCCGTCAAGATTGAGCCTGGGCCGCTTCATCGGGGCTGATCCCGCGACCTTGCAGGCAGGCCACGCAATCGTCTCGGGTCACGTCTCGCAGGTAGAGCGAGCAAAACGGCATCGGGTGAGAGCAGCAGCCAGGATTGTGATATTCGCAAGCGCGGATCAGGGGAAGCCAGGGATCGGACGGCGGGGCTTGCCAGCGTGCGGCCTCGCCGAATGAGGTTAGAGGCGGCGTCCAGGCCGGCGTTGCCGGTTCTGGTTCGCCACTCGCCTTACGAACCATGAGCGCCCGATAGGCTTGGCGGGATAGGGCGTCAGGATTCTCATCGGAGCAGAGCCAGACATACCGCTGATGGCCGGTCTGCTTTACGACCTCGATGAGGGATTCGGTCCAAGTCATTCGGTGATCGTCAATGTGAAGGTCTGCGGGCCAGTCAATCCGCCATACAAGTTACGCTGAGAGGATGGATTGGCAATCGTATAGCTGATCGTCCCGGACCATGAAAAACTCGGCGGACACGAAAATGAAGTCACTACTGGCGATGCTCCGTCGCTACAAGTGAACCCGCCGCCGACATTGGGACACGCTAGATCGCATGACCAGCCAAGTGGACTGTTTGGTGTGAACCCAGTGTTTGAAAATTGGACTCCTATGCCAGTTGGATTTTGAGCCGGACAGATATCGAATCCCGGATAATCATAATTCCATACGAAAGACCACGCCCCAGATGCATAAGTGGCTGTAGTTGTGCCAAAGAAGCTATGGGTTGCCGTCAGGGTAGTTTTTACTGGATCAGCGCAAGTCGTACTTATTAGGCATACGTACCCCGTCGCCACATTGGAGGCCATGTTGATAGTTATATTGCTTTGACATATCGTTTGGCCCGTGAGCGTGACGGTGTTGAATCTGGCCTTGGAGCAGATGATGGTGAACGGGCCGCCATTGACGGTCGGCGTGAAGTTGCCGCTCGCGTCCGTCGTGCCACTGCTGACCGTCGTCCCCCCACCATCCTTGATCGTGATCGCTGCGCCTGGAAGTCCTGGGCCGCCGCAGCCATCGACGTGAATGATCCCGGTGCATGGGCACGGCGTGAGCGGGCCGGGATCGTCGATGGAAAACTGGCAAGTAGGTCCATTAAACTTTATGTTGAATGGATTACATGAAAACGAGTCGAATGGAGATGTGCCGCCGTAACTCCAGGTAAAACCACTTGAAGGTGGTCCAGGGCACGGATAGCCAGCCGGATAAGCGTCTTCGGTTACGGTTAGAACACCACTCAAACACGTCAGAGAATACACAAGAAAGTTTCCGGCACCTCCTGCGGGAAGGCACGATGTTCTCCATGCATTCGTCCCGTCAAATGCGAGTGTAGTCGATCCGGCAGTGGTGAACCCTGCTGCGCAATTAATTCCGCCAGGCCAGCTCAGTGTCAGATCCTTCTTCGGTATCTGACACGGCGAGCAGGCGAGACAGCCAACTCCACCGCCGCAGCAGCAATCGTCCGACCCCGATGCGCTGGGATTGAGTAAGATGCCACCTGCCATGATCGCCTAACAATCGGCACTGCACAACCACCATATTCCCGCGCGCCAAAAAACTTGGACGGTCTTCCCCGCGGGGATGCTCGCGCCCAGCGTGTGCACGTTATGGCACTCGGCATCCGTCTCGGCCGCGACCAGGCCGCCGTTATCGTCATCGCGGTAGATTGTCACGCGCCCCGAGGTTGAGGGCGCGCTGAGCGTGCCCGTGGGAATGGCCGTGGTGACCGAGGCCGGCTGGATCGGCAAGAAGGGCACCAGGTAGGAGCTGGAGCGCTGCTCGGGCGGTCGGCCATAGGTGGCCTCCACCCGCTTGACCGCACGGCCGACGCGGTGCGCCAGGGGCTTGCTGAATGCGACCGGGCCTTTCGGGCGTGAATCAGCCACGGGTCATGATCCAGCCCGGCCAGGGATGCTGCCGACTGTGAGCAAATCGTTGGGGAAATTGAACTTGCTGAAATCCATGAGCGGATAGATTTGGAATCGCAGGTAGGAGGGATCGGCACCGGGAGTGTATTTGCCGTTCTTATCAATCATCACCGGGCTGGTTACTGGAGCACCCTTGATCAGAATCGGCTTGACTGCGCCAGCCGCGCCGGCGGGATCAAGCTCCCGCAGTCCGGCGTTCAGGATAACTTCCGTCCAACCTTCATAGATGATGTTATTCTGAGCATCGGTGGTAAATTCACGTATCTCAAAATGATAAGTCACGACCCAGTAATAACCCCAGTCGGCCTGGTATTCCCTTTCCGCTGTGACGTCGGCGCACTTGACGGTGTTCGGTTGATAGATCGTCAGAAACGTATCTTTGTTCACCGTATCTTTGAATGTTTGAACATATTGACTATTAAAGGTTGGCTCATTGCGTACAAGGGTCAGCGTGGCCCGCGAGTCATCGCGCTTGATGGGCGGGTCGAAGGGGTCACCGACGTTATTGACGACGGGATTATCGTTATTATCCTTAATGCAGAATCGCTCGAATTTGGTTGTCCCGAAAGAAACCTTGATCGGCACCTTGAATGGATCGGTCTGGCCTTCGGCTGCCGCCTCGGTGGTCGCCCCTCCCTGCTCCACCCAGTTGAACGGCGCGTATGTCAGCGTGATCAGCCATTGCTTGCCGTCATCGCCTTCTTCGCGCATGTCGATGGACTGCTGAAAGCTGCCGTAATCCCACTCGGTCGTCGTGGTCGTGACGGGGTGCTCATAATACCGGCCAATCTTGTTGTCTAGGGCCTTCGCCACCGCGCGCGGTCCCATCGTCGGGTCGTCAGTAATCACCCGGATCTGCTGGGTATAGGACCGCCCGGCCTGGCCGGACCAGGAAGCAGAGCGACCGCCCTTGATGTCACCGATGGAGACGATTTGCACTTAAACAAGGATGAAGGATGAAGGGTGAAGGATGAGAATTGAATTCCTTCCGCCTTCCGCCTTCCGCCTTCCGCCTTTCTTCCTAGAAGTCGTCCATCATGTCGGCCTCGCCATTGCCGGCTTCAAGGGTATCCTTGATGCCCTGGAGCAGATTGACCGTCTTATCCGAATTAACGGCAACCTTTTTCATGGTCTTGTCATCGCCCAACTGGAACATGCTTCGGGTTATGGCGCTGGCGGCTTCCTTGCTGCCAACCGTCAAGGCCTCGGTGGCGACCTTTGCCGCCTTGCCGACCTTGGGCGCATTGACACCGGCCGCCCCCAACGCACTCTTGGTGACTTCCTTTCGCGCTTCCTGGATCTTCTTCCTGGCGGCGTCGAAGGCCGCGTTGATACCCTCCGAGGCCCACGGCTTTTTCCACTCGGCGTGGAGGTCATCAATCTCCTTGCCGGCAGCGTCGTGCATGCCCTCCGCCCAGTTATCGATGAATTCCTGGGTGCCAGTATCGCCTGTGCCTATATGCAGCTTGTCCAGTAACCAGGTGATCTTCTTTCCCACCCATCCCAGGCCATCGAGGATCAACGCCAAGCCTTCCGTGATGGCAGCCCGGAAAGCGTGAAAGCCACTTTTCGCAAGTTGCCAGGCATTGGCAACAAAACCGATCGACTGCTGGAGCCAGCCCATGCCCTCGGCCGCCGACTTGGTGGCTTGGAGCGTAGACTCGCCCCAGTCGAGCGTCTCGCCCTTGAGGCTTTTGAACCATTCGATCGCGGCCACCAGGGCCGTGTTCAGCTCCTGGAATAAGGGCTCGATCATCTCGGGTAGGTTCTTGCCCAGCTCGATCTCGACCTGCTCGATGCGCCCCCTGAACTCGGTCCAGGCATTGCCGGCGTCCATCGCCCGCTGATCCATGGCCCCGATGATGGACGCCCCGCCGGACATGATCGCGTTGAATCGCTCCTGGACGGACATTGTTGCCTTGACATTGATCCCTAATTCCTTGAGCGCTTTCCCCTTGCCGGCCATGCCCGCCTGGACCTTGCCCATCGCCTGTTCCAGACTGATCCCCTTGAAGTTGGCGATGGCCTGGCCCAGGACCAGGAGCTGGTTGGTCATCTGGGCGGCCGGCTTCTCGGCCACGCCTAGACTCTTGAACAGGCCGCCCATCCTGGTAGCCATCGCGGTAAACGTGATCTCGGATGTGCCGAAAGCGGCATTCATGCGTTCTGCCTGAGATACGATGCTGGCAGACGCCGAGCCGAACATGACCTCGAGGCGTTCGATGTTGTCGGAGAGGTCATCCGCCAGGCTAGCGAAGTGACCGAGGGCCGCTATGCCGGCACCCGCGAAGCTGCCCGCGATCAAACCCTTGAGCGACATCACGCTCTTGCCGAACCCAGCCAGCGAGCTGCGCGCACTATCCAGGCCCTTCTGGAGCGCCTGCGTCGTCGCCGTCATGGCGATGTTTATTGTGCCGACTAACAAGTTATTTCGCCGCCTCGCGGAGCGTGCCGTCGAGCAACTCCCGCATCGTGGTGTCTCTGGCCTCGGGGCCCTTGAGGTCATAAGCGGGCCGCATGAAGGGATAGGGCGGCACCGTGCCATGACCCCATTCGACCGCCGCGGGATACCAGTACCGCTTGCCCGACTTGGAGACCTTGACGAACCCAGGATCGGATTTGACCTGGACCAAGAGGCCGGTACGGTTTCGCTTCCGCTTCATCGCCCTGAGCTTGATG